TGTTGGGATTCCGTGCCATCGTGCTTGCTCCTGTGCCTCACGTGGTGGCGGCAGCCGGCCGCCGCGGTGGCTACGCCTGCAGCGTGCTGCGGCGGCGCGCCTTGCAGGTGTACTGCACGCTGTTGTGGTCCTTGCGGCCCTTGAACCCCTCGTCGCCCTGCATGATCTTCGCCTGGCGGTACACCACGATCCGGCCCGGGGTGGAGTCGTCGCGGTACTCGTAGATCACCGTGATGGTGACCCCGCGCGGCGCCAGGTGCTGCCGCTCGCGGTTGACCGCGTCGTCCAGCATGTCGATCGACGTGGCGTCGCTCTGGTGGATCTCCCACTGCAGGGAGAACCCGTTGTGCTGAAAGTCGTAGTCCGTCTCCGTCTCCCCCAGGTACTCGAGCTCGGGGAGCTCCTGCTGGGGCGTGGCGGTGAAGTTGTTGACCCGCAGCATGCTGCCCTGCTTGGGGTCGCCGTCGACGGCCACCCGGATGGTGACCTCTTGTCCCCTGGTGGGGCTGCCGCTGGGGCTGGACATGCTGATCTCCTCGTCGGTGCTGCTGCGGGTTGTCGTTCGTGGTGTCGTTCGCCGCCGTCGCCTGCTGCCGCTACGCGGCCGCGCGCCGCTCGATGGTCACGCCCGTGCCGATGTCCGTCTCGAGGACGATGTACAGCATGTGCTTGACCAGCTCGACGGACCAAAGGAGCTTCTCGAGGCCCCGGGCGCGCTGGGCCTTGGTGTTCACCGCTTCCTGCTCGATGGAGAAATTCTCCACGATGCGCTCCTGGTCCATCAGGTCCTCGGAGAACGCGGTGATCTCGCCGGCCATCAGCGCGCGGTTGACCCGGGTCCCCTTCGCCTTGACGAAGGCACGCAGCCGATCGCTGGCCGACAGCTGCAGGAAATCCGCCATCCGGCGCCGCGTGATCTCCGTCTTGCCGTCGGTCAGGTCGGTGGTGACGGCGTCGCGGAACAGGAACATGGACGACCGGTTGCGCCGGTCGGCGATGCGCTCGAGCGTCGAGATCCCCGCCTCGCGCAGCGCGATCAGGTCGCCGCGCGACAGCGACGTGTTGGCCATCCGCTTGACGCCGGCGGTCTGCTTGGCGCACACGGCCGCGCCGGGGTGCTCGTCGACGTCGTTCTGCGACATGATCGACGCCAGCCAGACGTGCGGCGCCTGCGCGAACTCCGTCGTGGTCTCCGGGTCGACGGTGTAGGTGCTGTTGTAGCACCACACGATCCGGTCGCTGGTGGTCGTGATCTGCGCGGCCACCGCGGTCACCTCGGTGCTGCGGGACTGCCCGTGCACCTGCGACCAGGTCAGGAACATGCGGTCGGCCACCGTGCTGGCGAGCGTCACCAGGTTGCCGTTGAAGGTCGCCGCCGACCCGGCCGACGCCTCGGGGGTCAGGCACACGGCGACACCCGGATACACCGCGATGTCGTTCATTCCGGCGGTGTAGTCGCCCACCACCAGCGTGCCCTCGGCCGCCGATCCCAGCGCCGTCGGGCCGCTGTTCAGCGGACGCCCGTCGGCCAGCTTCGTGATGTCGATCAGGCGGCCGGGGTCGTCGCCGACCGTCACCGCCAGGTTGTCGACGCCGGTGCTGGTGTCGAGGTTCTGGAGCGTCACCGTCTCGCCCAGGTACGTCACCACCAGGTTCCAGTGCGTGGCGTCGCCGTCGGTGGCGTCGGTCACCTCCACCTCGACGTCGGCGCCCCACAGGCCCAGGGAGCTGGCGTCGACGCGCGCGATCGCCGTCGGCGTCACGTTGGACAGGTTCAGCGTGCCCTTGACGCCGTCGGCGGCGGCGACACGCCGGATCACCAGCGTGCCAAAGGGCTTGTTGGCGAGCGCCGCCCAGCCCTGGCCGATCAGCGTGCCGCCGCTGCCGTAGTCGCGGCCGCCGTAGATCTCCAGGAACTGCGCCACCGAAGTGATGGTCAGCGGCGTGGTGGGGCCGCGCACGCACCGCGTGGCCATGCCGACAGTGGACAGATCCGCACCGGTGATGAACGCCACCGGGTTGCGCTCGCTGATGTACAGGCCCGGGAGGCGGGTCCATTCGGTCGGATTGGTCGTGAAGTAGACGTCACCCATGATGGTTCTCCTACGCTGCCGGGCTGATGGACCCGTCCTCGTTGATCAGCACCAAGGCGACGGACGGATCCGCCATGGTGGTCGGGGCGTCGAGGACATCGGGGATGTCCGCCAGGCCCAGGATCAGCTGCTCGATCGTCGGCACCTCGTCGACGGCGAGCGCCGGGAAGTTGGCCGTGCAGGCCAGCATGGACTCGAAATTGCGCGAGAACGCCTGCGAGTCGTCCCACTCCTCGTCCTCGAGCATGAACGTGGCGGCGGTGTCGCCGACGTCGGTGCACGCGGTGATCGGGCACACCAGGACGTCGGGCCGCAGCTCGTTGTCGAGGCGGAACACCTGCGAGACGCGTTCGGCGAGCTCGGCGCGCTCCTCGTACGAGGTGGCCGCGACGATCAGCTGCACCACCACCTCGTGATACCCGCAGTCGAACAGCGCGCGGCCGCCGGGCAGGTCCCGGATCGGGTGCGCGGCGCCGTACATGATGTGCCGCCACTTCCCGGCCGGGAGAATGGTCAGGCTGGGCCAGGTCTGCACCTTGCCCGGCGGCGCGAACCCGACGCGCACCTGCCCCTCGAGCTGCGGCACCTTGGCGGTGATCGCGCGCCCGAGCGCCCGCAGGCCCTCGATGCGGACGACCGGCACTAGATGCCCCCCGTGCTCTGGGCCTTGCGCAGCGCGGCGTCGACGGCGCCACGCACCTCGGCGTCCAGAATGTTGCGCAGCGTCTCGAGGCTGCCCCGGACGAAGTAGGTGGGCACCTGCCCCCTCGTCTTGAGCTTCCACACGATGGCGTTGGTGATCGCGCCGATCTCCGGGTCCAGGCCGACGCCGCCGCCCTGCAGGATCGGGTTGATCACCTTGGTGCCGGCCTTGACCCGCCGGGCGTTGCCGCCGGCGGTGACAATGCCGAGCTCCTGGCGGTGCCGGACGACCCAGTCATAGATCGCCATCCACCCCTCGGGGGAGACGGGGTGCGGCCGCGCGCCGCGCTCGACGATGCCGGCGTGCGGTGCGTCGTTGACCAGCTCGGCGAGCATCTGCGCGCCGCGGGTCGCCGCCGCCGCGGCCATCGATGGCCGCACCTTCCAGGACGCTTTCAGCTGCCCCTGGTCGACCGGCGTCTGGCGCACGACGAACGCCCGCCCGCGCTCGGCGCCGCGGATGGCGCCCACGCGGATGGCCTCGCGCACCGCGGCGGCGGTGCGCTTCACGGCGCCGGCCACCTGGCCGGGGGTCAGCTGGGCGCCCATGGCCTCGCCGCGTTCACGACGGACAGGAACAGCACCCAGCCCATGTCCTTGACCCGATCGATATACGGGGGCTTGGCGTGCGTGAACATGCGCACGGCGCTGCCCTGCCCGTGGGCGTCGCCGATCGCCATCAGCAGCTCCTGGTTGTCGGCCAGCGGCCGCCCGGTCAGCTGGCCCTCGGTGTACGTGAGAGACACCTCGGTCAGCTTCACCTCACCCAGGTCGCTCAGGCCGCAGGCCGCAGGCTTGTAGCGCAGCGCGTTCGCCATGGTGTCCCAGGTCCACACCAGCGGCTGGGGCCGCAGCTCGGCGGCGTCGTCGGTGAACTGCCCATCGCCGACCGTCTGGCCGTTCCACGTGCGGATCACGCGGTACACCCGGTACGCCCGCACCCCGAACTGCGGGTGCAGATCCTCCCGCAGGCCGTCGATCACGTCGGCGATCAGGGAGTCGACGAGGACGGCGCTGTCAAGCACCGCCTCGCCTTCGAGTACCGGGGTCGTCATGGGGCTGGGTGGGTCGCGCTCGAGCTAGCTCACGATCGTGATGTCGACGGCGATCTCCGAGCTGGCGCCGTCGTTCGACATGGTCGCGCGCAGGCCGGCGACCGGGCCGGTGATCGCCACGGTGGCGTCCGACGTCTTGGCGCCCGACGCGTAGGTGGTCCACACCTGCGGATCGGCCAGCACGTCGTCGCAGCGCTCGACCGTCACCGTGGAGCTGTCCCACGTGCCGGTCAGCGCGACGACCGCGGAGACGGCGTGCATCAGGCCGATCGGGTCGGTGCTGCCGTCGGCGGTCAGGTCACCCATGTGGTATAGGACGTTCTGCACCTGGCGGCTGTTGAGCACCTGCGCCCCGGTGGCCAGCCCGGACTGCATCTCCGCGACGGCGTCGGCGGCGAGCTCGGACGCCCCGATCGCGTTGGCGGCGATGGCCGCCGCATCGATCGCGCCGGCCGCGAACTTGGCCGCGGTGATCGCGCCGGTCGCGATCTTCACGGCGGTGATGGCGTCGGCGGCGATCGCGGCCGCGTTGATGGCGCCAGCCGCGAACGTCGCCGCATCGATCGCCCCGTCGGCGATGGCCGCCGCGTCGATCGCGCCGGCAGCGAACGAGGCCGCCGCGATGCTGCCCGCGGTCGGGGCCACGGTCGCCACGTTCACGTCGAACGCGACCACCTGGTGGGACACGTGGATCGGATCCACGCCGGCCTCGCCGCTCAACTCGCACGCGAGCGTGCCCAGGGTGTCGACGTCGCCGGCGTCGAACACCATCTTGTACCAGCCGAGGCTCATCTCCGTCACGGTGCCCACCGCGTTGCCGAACGCGGCCCCGTTCTTGGAGATCTTGAAGTCGGTGGTGGCGATCGTCTTGCCGGTGGCGGGGGTGCCGTCGGCGCTGTTGGACAGATAGAACGGCCACGTGCGCTGCGCGGCGGTGGCTTCGTCCTTGGTGAGCAGCATGGGGCTGCCGTGGGACACGATGTTGGGCGATGCGGCCATGTTGCTGTCTCCTGTATCGATCGGTGGGGGTCAAAGAATCCGCGCCGGCGGGGGTCGTGCGGTGGGCACTGGAGCGGTGATTCACCGCCCGGCCGCCGCCGGCGCGAAAAGGGTCAGCCTTGCCGCTGGGCGTTGCCGCCTCCGCGGCGCCAGGGGTTGGCGTTGTAGGACTTGCCGGCGCCGAACGCGTCGGATCGCACCTCGACGCCCAGGTGCGTGGCCAGCCGGCCCACTTCCTGGCGCGCGCGATTGCGCAGCTGGTTGATCTCCATGTCGTTGAGCTTGATCGACCCGACCACCGACGCCTTCAAGCGCGACTCGGCGGCGGTGATCGCGGTGTCGAGGCGCACCAGCTCGGTCAGCTTCCCCTCGACGAACGTCTGGGACGCCGGATCGTTGTCGACGGCGTACAGCGCGCGGGTCAGGTCGCCATCGAACTGGTTGAAGCGACCCGACCACCCCAGGTACTGATGCACCTGCAGCTTCTGTGCGTCCGTCAGGGCCACGGCGCGCTAGCCGGCCTTCCGGCCGCGCGGCGCCGACTTGCGCATCGGCGTGGGGATGGTCGCCGCCGGCACCACCGGCAGCGCGGTGGGATCCGGCGTGTTGGCCGGGTCCTCGTCGGGATCGACGTCGACCGGCGCGCCGCCCTGGTCCTCCACCTCGCCGTGGAAGTCGGCCGGGCGCGTCGGGCCCGGCGCCGGCGCGCGGGCCAGCTCGGCCTCGACGCGGTTCCCGTCGGTGTCCTGCAGGACGATCGTCGGGAGCTTCGTCTTGCCCTTGGTGGCCATGGCGACCAGCCACGCCTTGCGCGCGGCGGCGGCGCGGCCGTCGGCCTCCGAGGCGACCATGGGCAGGCGCGGCCCGCCCGGGTACACCTCGCGCTCGGTCAGCTGCTCGACGGTGGGCGCGATCATCTTGCGGCCCACGCCCTTCGTCTCGATGGTGTACCCCATCTGCAGGTACACCCCCGAGTCGGCGCGCCCGAACGGCTCGAGCTTGTACCGGCGCGGCTTGCTGCCAGGCCCCTGCGCCACCTCGAAACGGCACACCTCGTCCGTCACGTTGACCACGCGCGCCTCGGATTGCTCCTCGGCGTCGCGATCGAAATCGTCTGTCTGGTTGCTCCGCATACAGGTTCTCCAGTGCCTCGCGCGGTTCACTTTCCAGGGGTGGCGGCACCGCGCGGCACCGCCACCCCAGGGCCAGATGGGGCTGGCGCCCTTGTAGCTACAGCGCGGCGTTGATGTCGGTGATCACGCCGCAGGCGTTGGGCCGCTTCACCTGGAGCTGCGGGTAGCAGATCAGCTGGAAGCGGTACAGGTCGCCGTTGCGACCCAGCGGGTTGATGCGCGCGCGCAGCTTGCGCGACGGCATGCCCAGCTGTTCCTCCTCGGTGCCCGCCAGGCCGATCATGCCCATCGACTGGTTGGCCTCGTTGGTGCCGTCGGGCAGCTGCAGGACGCGCACGAAGCGCGTGGTCAGGAACACCATGTCCCCGCTCACGCAGTCGACGTCCTCGAGCACCGGGATGCCGTCGAACTCGAGCATCTGGTACCCGCCGTCCAGCTTGATCGTCGACCCGCGCAGGGTGATCTCCTGGACGTAGCGGCGCTGCTGGCCGAACAGCTTGCCGTACTTCTCGTGGATCTCCGGGGTCGTCACGATCAGGTCGGGCTTGATGCCGGACGCGTTGTAGATCCGGCGCCGCATCTCGCGCATCAGGTCGAACGAGAGCGCGCGGCCCACGGCGCCGTTCGACATCACGGTGCCCTGCCACTGCGTGTGTGCCGAGCGCTCGATGGTGGCGTACGTGCCGGTGTTCATGACACCGCCGGCCGTCGCGACCAGGCCGTGGATGAAGTTGGCGGCGCCGGACCCCGTGTAGAGATCCTGCGCGATGCCCTTCGCCAGGCGCTCGACGCAGTCGCCGAGCTCCTCCACGAACAGGTTGGCCAGGTCGGCCGGGTTGCGCGCGGCGCGCGCGGCGGCCATCGCCTTGCCGGTGATCCCGAACGCGTCGTCGTACGTGCCGTACTCGAGCGTGGCGGGGATCTTCGGGTCGTTGTTCAGCGTGCCGACGTCGTCGCCCTCGGCGCGCGCCCCGCCGACCGCGGTCCCGAACCGCGCCGACCACTTGATGTTCTGGCCCGTGGTGCCGTCGCCGACGGGCAGCACCTGCAGCAGGACCGTCGCGCGGTTGATCTGCGAGACGATCTGGTCCTCGAAAATCGTCGCGAGGGTGGCGGCGATGTCGGACTGGGAAACGCTGGACATGGGAGCTCCTGGGACGGTGACGTGTGCGCGCTGTTCTATTCGCCAGCGCTGCGGTCGTCCCAGGGCGGTCCTGGTCGTGCGTTCCTGGTGGGCGCTCCTACCCCTCAGGCCGTGGCTGTACGATGCACGTTCGGGAGTGGCGCGTCAAGTCGACCACCTGCGGCGGCTACCGCAGGACCAGCTCGACCACCCGCAACCACGCCCGCGCGCCGCCGCGCACGGTCCACCGGAAGGCGCGCCACCAGACGGCGTACGCCTCGACGACCAGCACCTACTCGCCGCCGCCGCCGTTGTCGAGGATGCCGCCGACCTGCTCGAACAGCTTGTTGACGGCCGCTTCCTTGCGCTCGACCTTTTCGGCCTTGGGATCGCGCTGCGGCGCGCCGCGGGTGCCGCCGGGCGCCTGGCCGGTGACGACGCGGGTCCCGGCGCCGCCGGTGCGCTGCTGCGCGGCGGCATACGCCTTGCCCTCGTCCGTCTTGGCCCACTCGGCGATCCCCTGCGCGATCGGGATGTCCTCGGTGTAGCCCTCGCGCTGCGCGATCCACACGTGGGATCCGTCCTCGAGCTTTTTCAGGTTGCCGGCGACGACCGCCAGCGCGCCCTTGACGCGCAGCGGGTCCACCTTCGCCGTCGTGGTCAGCAAGCTGGTGAGCTCGCCGTCACGCTTCGTGATCACCGCGGCCTCACGCTCCTTCACGCGCTCGTCCTCGATGGCCTTCAAGCGGGTGCGCATCTGCACCAGCTCGTCGCTCTCCTTGGCCTTGCCGCCCTTGCCCTTGCCCTTCGGCGGCGCGTCGTCCTCGTCGTCGGCGTCGTCCTCGTCGGCCTTCGCCTTCCCCTTGCCGGCCTTGCCGCCGATCGCGTCGAGGCGCTCGAGGATCGGCGACATCGCGCCCTCCACGCCGGCCTTGATCGCGTCGGGCAGCTTCCTCGAGAGCTGCGCCGTCACCGCGGCGTTCACCGTGCGCCCGATCTCCTCGCGCGCCTCGTCGGACAGGGCGCCGCCGCCCTTGCCGTCCTTGTCCTTGTCATCTTCCTTGGCCATGTTCGTGCTCCTGTGCCTTTCGTGGGGGAGTCTACTGCGCCGGCGCGATCATCGCGCGGCGCGTGAAGGGATCTGCGTGCTGGCGCTCGCCGGCGATGCTGCCCCACGAGCGATGCCAGGCGACTTCCACGCACCGGCAGTTGGGGTGCGCCGGCGGGTGATCGTACCCGCCGGGGAACGTGCCATCCATCGCCGCCGTCTTGCCGTCCAGCCCGTAGCAGATCGGGCACACGCGCCGGTCGGCGGCGGCGTCCCACAGCCGGACGTACGGTTCCTGCCCGGCGTCCAGGTTCTGGTTGAGCAGCGCGATCCCCTCGCGGTGCTGCAGGTTGTACCCGTGCATCAGCTCCGTGCGCACCAGGCGCTCGGCCCACCACCGGTACCTCGCGAACAGCCCTTCGCTGATGTGCTCGGCGACGACGTCGGGATCGCCCAGCCGGCCCCGCAGCGCGACCAGGCCGCGGGGGCCGCCGTGCCGGACCAGCCGCGCCTTGAGCTCGGCGAACGTCTCGCCGCGCGCGACGCCGACCGCCAGCTGGTGGCGGATGTCGTCGCCGACCTGCCCGCCGTAGCGCGCCGCGGACACCATGTGCCGCTTCCACAGCAGCCGATCGCCGCGCGCGATCACCGCCGCGGTGTCGAGCTGGATCGGCCGGATCGACTCGCCGAAGATCGACCCGAACCGCGCGATCTCCGTGTCGAGGGACGACACCGCCAGCGTGCCGGCGTCGTTGCGCCCCATCTTGAGCGCGCTCGCCATCGCGGGTTCCAGCCGCGCGGCGGCCTGGATCGCGCCTTCCACCTGGCGCAGCGCGACCCGCAGCCGCTGTGCCGTGAACCGCTCGGCGCCGTTGGGCGCCGTCGCCAGCCACCGCGCCAGGTCGCGCCGCAGCTCGTCGCGCACCTCCTTGAGCACCGGCAGCACCGCGCGCAGCGCCGGCGCCTCGAGCGCCTCGACGGAGTGCACGTTGTCCCAGACCAGGCGCTCGACCGCGTCGATCTGCGCCTTGCTGGGAACGGCCGGCGCCAGCAGGCCCGGCGGCGGCGGTGGTGGCCTGCGCGGCGGCACGGCCTGCTAGCGCTTGCCCTTGCCCTTGCCCGGCGGCCTGGGGATCGACTTGATCGGCCGGTCGGGCGGCGCCTTGCCGCCCTTCGCCGGCGGCGCGCCGTCCCCGGCGGGGTCGGCGTTCGGGTCGATCGGGTCGCCGTTTTCGTCGAGCTGGTCGGCCTGGCCCTTCGCCTTGGCGGCGGCGGCGGCGCCGGCGGTGGCCAGCATCCCCTGCGCGAGCGCCTCGGGGCTGGCGTACTCGGCGATCTGCTCGCGCAGCTTGGCCAGCTGATCGGGGGTGAGGCTGTCGCCCAGGATCTGCCGGTACGTGCGCTCGAGCAGGAGCTGCGCGAACAGCGCCGAGGCCATCGGCAGGCCGTTGAACACCTCCACCGCCTGCTCGATCGCATCGGCCACCGCGATCGAGTCGAACTTTTCCAGGCCGTGCACGCGCACCGGCGGGACCACCTCCTTGCGTCCGAGCGCGACGACCCCCAGCAGCCGGCGCACCGCCTTGCGCATCGTCTCGCCGAAGGCCAGCAGGATCGTCTCCGTCTGGGACTTGTCGGCCTGCTTGGACACGCCGGATCGGGCCTTCGCCTGCGAGTCCATGTCGGCGCTCTGGGCCATCGAGTACATCACGCGGTGCATCTCGCGCATCGTCTCCGCGCACGACTCGCGGGCCTCGGTGAACGGCGCGGTGTCGGGCCCGACGAACGCCGCAGAGTCGTCCTTGCCGCGCACCTGCGTGTACCCCTGGCCGCGCACCTGGTTGGTGGCGCGATCGGGATCCTGCTGCGCGACGGGGACGGCGCCTTCCTCGGTGCCCTGGAACTCGTACAGCACCGCGAACAGCGCCTTGTACTCGGCCCAGCTCGCCGCGCACCGCTTGTTGAAGTGCTCGCGCGCCAGGCTGTGCAGCTTGCCCATCGCCCACATGCCCTCCTTGAGCTCGACGCGCTCGAGGGGGACACGGCCGAACGGGTGCAGGCCCCAGTCGGCGGCGGGCACGAGGCGCTCCATGGTGGGCTTCTGATCGGGGCTGTACTCCACGATGTACTTCGCCCAGCCGGTCGCGTCCCACAGCGTGTACGTGGCGCGCAGCAGCGTGCGACGCCCGCCCGGCGTCGTGCGGATCGATCGCTCGGTCAGGAGCATGGCCCACAGCAGCGCGTCGCCGTCGTCGTCGTACTCCCAGTCCACCACCTGCTCGGCGGGCACCAGGCACAGGTACGGATCGTCCAGCCCGGCGTCGATTTCGTCGGCGTCGGTGGCCAGCGGCACGTCGAGCGGCAGCGCCGCGATGTCGGCGAGGATCCAGGCGTGGCGGGTCTGCAGCATCTCGCGGAGTGCGCACACCGCGAAATGGTGCATCGAGCACCCGCCTTCCTCGTCGTCCTCGCCCGGCAACTTGCTGGCCTCGCCGGTGACGTCGGTGACGAACTTTGTCCACCACTCATCCCCCTGGGCGTCGCCGTGCTCGTCGAGCTCGCCGAAGTCGACCCGCAGCGGATCGGCCGACAGCCCGGCCAGGAGCTCCTCGCAGATCGTCCCCGGGTACGCGTAGTAATGGGCCCGCTTGAGGCGCTCGGCGTACACGCCCGAGTCCTCGAACATGTGCGCGGGAAACAGCCGCTTCAACACCTTGGCGTCGGCGAGCAGTCGCGGCCCGCCGGCGTACAGCGCCCGGCACTCCTCCCAGAACTCGCCCAGCCACTCCGGGTTCCGGCACTGCAGATCGCCCCAGGTCAGCGGGGGCGGCTGCGCGCCGCGGCGCTCGGCGTTGTCGACGACCGGCGCCGGCTGGTCGGCGGCCGGGTTCCGCGTGCCCCTCGACCCGGGGCCGCGCTTGTCGAGGTTGGCCCCCACGATGCCGTTGAGATCGGCCCCCTTGAGCTGGTGGAGATCCTGATCGACTTCGGTTTCAAGCGACGCGTTCAGCTCGGGCACGTGGGATCTCCTCGATGGGTTCAGCCGCGATGATCGGCGCCGTCGCCCGGCGGCGCAACGTCGCGGGCCGGCGGGATCGGTCCCGACGTCGGTCCGCTGCCATCCTCGCCGGCCATCGGATGATCGACCACGCCCAGCTCGGCGGCGAGCTCGCGGGCATCCGCCTCGATGCCGTCGCTATCCTCGTCGGTCAGATCGAACGGCTGCGGCTGCAGCTGATCGGCGACCAGCTGCAGGAGCGTCGGCGGCGACACGAGCAGCGGCTGGCGGGGGCTGTGCGAGGCCGGCGTGGGCTCGAGCTGCACCAGGTCGGGCGGCCCTTCGGTGACGACGACCGAGCGCGCCGGGCGGCGACCCTTCGGTGCGGGGACGGACCCCAGGTGTACGGTTTCGCGGTGCTTGCCCATGGTGGTGGCCTCCCTAGTCGTTCACTACCACGCCGATGCCGTTTGGCGTCACCTCGATCCGGTACGGGTCCGGCGCGCGGCCGTCGCGCTCGACCACCGCCGCGGCCGCCAGCACCGCGCGCAGCGCCTCTGGATCGCCGCCGCCCGGGTGGTGGTCGGGGTGGAAGGCCAGCGCCAGCACGTTGCGCCGCTGCCGGACCCAGCCGGCCCCGACCGCCTCGCCGGGCGCCACGCCCAGGAGCGCCAGGCCGTAGCCGATCAGGTCGTGATCTGCTGGTGCAGCCACGCCGCCCCCTTGATGAGCGCCAGCGTGGCCAGGAAGGGCAGGAGCGCGAGCAGCGCCAGCACCATCAGGGCGTCTCCGACCAGGTTGACCAGCATGTTCCGAGGGTTTACCGCAGTGGTATGACGAACGGCCAGGCGCCGCGCACGTACGACATCCGCAAGCCGTTGACCACGATCATGGCGCAGGGCCAGAAACACGCGCTCTGCGCCGCCTTCCTCGAGAAAGCGTACAGCGATCGCAAGACGGGCGGATGGGGCGGCGGGCAGGCCGTCGACAAGGCGATCAGCGCGATCACCACCCGCGACCACCACCGCCTCGTCGAGGTGCGGCTGTCGCGCGAGGAGCTCGACGGCGCGCAGCGCGTGTACGCGTTCCTGATGAAATACTACGGCGCCGAGCTGGGGCAGTCGCAGGCTGTCGATCGACCGCTCGACACGATCCCCACCAAAGCCCGGTTCGGCCTCGTCACCGTGACGATCGAAGGCGAGGACTGGATCGTTGTCGACATCGGGATGCGCATGCTCACCGCGCGCGAGCTGTACCGGTGCCAGGGGTTCCCCGAGGACTACCAGATCGACCCGATCGGCCCGACGGGCAAGCGGATCACCAAGACGGACCAGATCCGCATGTGCGGCAACAGCGTCCCGCCGCAGCTCGCCGAGGCGTTCATCCGAGCCAACGTGATCGACCGCTACACCGAACCGCTGCGGGCGGCAGCGTGAGCCGTTACGACGAGGGGCACGCGTACGCGCTCGCCTGGTACGCGCGGTGGGGCGGCAGCGCGCCGTACCCGGACATCACCCACCACCTCGCGTATCGCGTGCTGCAGGGTCCGCCCGCCGCCGCCTTCCTCGCCGGCGCGCTCGCCGGGCTGCGCGATGCGATCGATGCGTGGTGGCACGGCCGGCGCTTGACGTCGAACTAGTTTACCGCGATGCTGTAAACCCACCTGGAGCACTGGAGCCATGCAACACCGCATCACCACCGCGCGAGTCCGCGACTTCAAGCGGATCCGCGACATCCTGATCACCCCGCCCGCCGACAGCAGCCTGTTGCTGATCGCCGGCAAGAACGCCCAGGGCAAGACGTCCCTGCTCGACGCGCTCTCCGTCGCCTTCGGCGGCGCGGCGCTGGTCCCCGCCGACCCCGTGCGCCACGGCGCCGAGTCCTCGGAGATCGTCGTCGAGCTCGACGGCGGCGCGCTGCGCATCAGCCGCAAGATCGCCGCCGATGGCACCTCCCAGCTCGAGGTGCGCGACGCCAACGGCAAGGTGCGCAAGCCCCAGCAGATGCTGGACGCCCTGATCGGCGCGCGTTTCCTGGACCCGCTGGTGTTCCTGGAGTTGTCGCCGGCGGCGCAGCGCGGCGCGCTCCTCGAGCTGCTGCCCAACGCCGCCGAGCTCGCACAGCTCGACGCCCAGCGCCAGGCGGCGTTCGACAAGCGGACGGACGTCGGCCGCGACCTGCGACGCGCCGAGGGTGAGCTGGCGCGCATGCCCGTCCAGCTCGGCAACCTGGCGCCGATCGACACCGCCGAGTCTACCGCCGCGATCGGCGAGGCCACCGCGGTGCTGCGCCAGCACGACCAGGCGGCCAGCAAGGTCGCCGACGCCCGGCGCCGGTTCGCGGCCGCGCGCGACGACCGTGATCGCCTGCGCGCCGAGCTCGAGGCCGCCGAGGCCCGCATGGCCGCCGCCCTCGCCGACGGCAACGAGTCCCACGCCGCGCACCTCGCGCTGCCCGACAAGGACGCCGTGCAGGCCCGGATCGACGAGCTCAACCTGGGCCTGCGGACCAGCGGCGAGCACAACCGCAAGGTGGCCGCCGACCAGGCCGCCATCCTGCGCCGCGCCGAGGTGGCCGCCGAGGTGTCGCGCCAGACCGATGCGCGCGACACCCTCACGGGGGAGATCGAGCTGGTGGACAAGGCCAAGGCCGGGATCCTCGCTGCCGCCGCGCTGCCCGTGCCCGGCCTCGGGGTGTCCGACACCGGCGTGATGTACCAGGGCATCCCGCTCGAGCAGGCCAGCGGCGCCGAGCGGCTGCGGATCGCCCTCGGCCTGGCGATCGCCAGCGCGAACGGGCTGGCCGACGTGTGGATGCGCGACGGAGCTCTGCTCGACGAGGACAGCCTGCGCGTGGTGCAGGAGACGTGCGAGGCTGCCGGCGTGCGGGCCTGGATCGAGCGCGTCGGCACCAGCGACGAGGACGCGATCGTGATCGTCGACGGCGAGGTGCGGTGATGGCCAGCTGCGAGCGATGCCACCACACGCCGCCGAACCCCAAAGGCTGCGCGACGTGCAACCCCGAACGCCTCGGCGAGCGCCTGCGCGCCGCGCTGATCGATGCGAACAAGCTGCGCGCCGCGCTGGTGACGGTCCTTGCCTCGGCGTCGCCGCACCCCACCGAGCACCGCGCGATGTCGGCAGCGTGGGCGGCCGCGCGCGAGGCGCTGGCCGGCGCCGAGCAACGCGACACGTCGACCCTGCACCGCGCGATCGACTGGCACGACGACGATGGCGCGGTGCTCTGGTGGCACCTCAGCAAGGGCAAGATCGCCGAACCGCCGTACGTCGGGTACTACGGTGATGCGGTGGCGGAACAGGGCGGCCCCGACTACTACACGCACTGGTCCCGGATTCCACATGTGGTGGGGCCGTGAGGGGGCTCGAGGAAATTAAGGCCGACGACCGGCGCCGCACCAAGCTGGCGCTGGCCCGGCTCAACCGCCGGCACCCGACCCGGCGCCAGTACGTCGACATGGCCGAGTACGTGGCGATCGAGACGTTCGACCGGATGCTGCGCGCGCTGCGCACCGTGGTCGACGGCGCGACGTCGCTGGCCCTGGACGACGAGGCCGACCGCGCCGAGCTGGTCGAACGCCTATCTTGCGCGCTGGGCTGCGTGCCCCAGCGGCCGGTGCGGCGGTGACGACCGATCGCCAGGCGATCGCGGGCGCGCGGCTTGCGGCGCGCTACGTGGAGTCCCTCGGGATCGCCGGCGCGTCGGCTCGCATCATGGACCTGGGAACGTTCTGCGCGGGCAGGTCACGTGCCATCGAGGTGCTGCGTGCTTTCGAGCGTGGCGAGCAGCTCTGCACCGAGGACGCGCCGTACGACGCCGCGATCGGCGGCCGCGCCGTCCACCCCGATGCCATCGACGACGGGGAATGTGGGAACTGCTGCTGTGACTACTTCCGGTGTCCGCACTGCGGCCTGCGGTTCCGGGTGGGGGCTGGCCGGTGAGTTGCGGTGCGGAGCCGTTCGGCGGCGATGGCACGGTGTGGTGCGAGCTCGACGGCAACCATGCCGGCCTCCACCGCGGCACGTACGGCGATCGCGTGCACTGGTTTCGCCGGATCCGTCCGGGCACCAGCACACGCGCGCGGGAGCGCCGCCGGGTCGCCGTCTCGCGGATCATGCGGTGCTCCCGATGATCTACCTGTACGTGTTCCTGTTCGACCTGGCGATCCTCGCCTGGTACGTCTGGGCCAAGGCCCGCGCGCGGAACGTCTGGCCGCCGCCCCGCCCCCGGCCGCACCTCTGCGATCGGTGCTGGCGCGCGTACCAGACGTCCCATCTCCTGTCCCTCCACACCCAGGCCGAGCACCCCGATCCGTTCGAGGAGTACATGTGACGCGCGCCCTGCGCCTGTGCGTCGTGTGCAGCGACCGCGTCGGCCGGCCGCACCTCTGCCAGCCGTGCCAGCGCTCCTACGACACCACGCTGGGCGGTGACGTCCTGGGCGCGCTCGTCTGGGCCGCCAGCCGCGCCCGGCGGTTCGAGCGCCGCCGGGGACGCACCCGCCTGGCCGCGGTGATCGCGCGTCGCCTCACCCGCCCGGGGTGATTGACTCGCGTTTACCGCGTGGCTATAAACAGAACATGGCCCGACTCCTTACCCGATGGCGCTGGTTCCGCGAGCTCTGCGGCGGCTTGTGGCTACAGACCGAGCTCGAGGGGTGGCAGATGATCGCCGCCCCGGACAACCTCTCCGAGTACGACGCCCCGCTGGCCCGCGTCCTCCGCGAGCGCTGGCGCAACACCGGCGGGTACGTCGGGATCCTGCGCGCCGGTGGCTACGAGGCCACCCGCTCGGATCACGGCCACACCGTGCGCGACCAGGCCGGCGACATCGTCGGGGCCGCCATGCTCGCCGCGGCCCTGCAGGTGCTGGTGATGCCGCGCGACCGGCTGCCGATCGACCTGCTCGAGCAGCTCGAGGACGCCGAGGCGGCGCAGTGGGGCGCGTCGTGAAGCGCCGGATCGACTGGTTCACGATCGCGAGCGTGTTCCCGCGCCAGGAGATGCCACATGGTTCGTAGCTTCCTGCCCGATCTGCCCGCCGGGCCGCCCGACGAGAACGGCGCCTGTCCGACCTGCGGCGGCGTTGGCCTCGTCGACGTCGACACCATCGACGGCCGCGGCGAGCACGACTCCACCACCGAAC